GGAAATTATGCAACGTATTCGATACGCATACGAGTCTGTGCCGGATCATATCCGTGCAGGTGTAACCAGTTACAACAAGGGAAGCTTGGAGTTTGATAACGGTAGCCGTATTGTCAGTGCAACCACTACAGAAAACACCGGCCGGGGTATGAGTATCTCGCTGCTGTACGCAGACGAATTTGCATTTGTGCGTCCCACAATTGCCAAGGAGTTCTGGACATCCATTAGCCCAACGCTGGCCACAGGTGGTAAGGCAATTATTACCAGCACTCCCAACTCAGACGAAGACCAGTTTGCGCTGCTGTGGAAAGGTGCCAACCGTTGTGAGGATGAATACGGCAATCCTACCGAGGTCGGGCAAAATGGATTCAAGGCTTACCGTAGCTTTTGGAATGAACACCCGGACCGTGACGAGGCCTGGGCCCAACAGCAACGTGCTGCCTTGGGCACAGAACGCTTCCGTCGAGAGATGGATTGCGAATTTATTATTAATGATGAGACGCTTATTGCCCCTACTAAACTGATTGACCTGCGTGGTATCGAGCCCTTGTTCAAGACCGGGGAAGTACGATGGTACAAACAGCCAGTCAAGGATAGAATTTATACAGTGTCCCTGGATCCAAGTCTCGGCACCGGCGGCGATCCGGCTGCGATACAGGTGTTTGAAGCCAACACTACTGAACAGGTGGCCGAGTGGAGACATAATCGTACTGACATTCCTACTCAGATTCGAATCTTTACCAACATCATTCAGTACATATACGACATTGTTCGAGACGACAAGACAATTTACTACTCGGTAGAGAACAACACCATTGGCGAAGCAGCCCTGATCAGCATTGCTGAGTACGGAGAAGAAAACATCAAGGGATACTTTCTAAGTGATCCTCAACAAAGCGTATCCCGGAGAACACGCAAGGGCTTTAACACCACACACAAGCCCAAGCTTGCTGCTTGTGCTAAGTTAAAGAATCTGGTCGAGACTGATAGAATGAAGATCAACAGCCCGTCTCTGATATCCGAGCTCAAGAACTTTGTTGCTGTGGGCACCAGTTACCAGGCCAAGATAGGGGAAACCGACGATCTTGTAATGTCCACCATACTAGCGGTACGCATGTTGCAGGTGCTGCAAAGTTACCACCAAAATCTTGACGAGCAAATGCGGGATCACCAGGATGTTTCTATCGAACCGTTGCCGTTTGTTGCTACGTTCTAACAAGCATAGTATGGCATAAATATTATTATGCAAAATTCTTCTTCACAAGCACTTTATGATTTGCTGGTAACGCAGGGCTTTGAGCCCGTGGCGTTACCAGCAGGCAATCCTACCGGCGCCATTGAAAATGCAAAGATGTTTGAGTTCAAGTTCAAAACCCCCACTAAGAATTACGGTACTGCGGTATTTCTTATTGGCCCAGAGAACGATCTTCAGCTATTTTTCTCTGACAATATCGGCAAGACCATGGAAGGTGATGACAAGAAGCGGTGGTATGCTTTTATTCAAGAAATGAAACCGTTTGCTATTCGTAACAACTTTTCTGGCTTTAGTATCCAAAACATCAATAGACTAAAGTACACCATGCAAGGCATGGCTGCAATCAAGGAAGGCCTGTTTGAGGGCTATTATGGGAATCGTTCGTTTAGCTACAGCGACCAACCTAAACAAACTAGATTGGTTATCAAGCACAGCCGTCCCTTGGGGGAAACTGACGCTCGCCACCATAATATCGACAGCCTGTATGTTGAAACTGAAGACGGAAGCCGATACAGATTACCGCACCGCAACTTGTCTGCTGGCAAGGCCATGGCACGGCACTGTGCCGAAGGCGGCAACCCGCATGATGCTTTTGGCCAGCACATTAATAGTCTAGTAACTGAGCTTGCTACACTGGGTAGATTTATACGTGCTGCTCGCGGGCGAGAGTTTGATGGTGCTGCTGCTGAGTTGGTCGAGACTGCAATACGGCACTATGGTGCACTCAAGAACAAGGCCAAGCAAATGATCAGCCAGCGCGGCTACTACGAATCTAGGGACAGCTTTGACCCTGCTGCTATTTCTGATCGTGAGCTGGCGGTCGAATCAATCCGTAACATGTTTATTGAACAGTCTGTGGATCAGCGTATCGAAGAAGCACTACCGATTCTAGCACGCCTGCAAACACCTGCTGAGCCTGCAATGCGAGAAGCAGACGAGTTTGAAAGCTGGGCCGCTGGTATCACAGAGGGAACCTGGGCATTGCCTGATGCTCCAGACACCCAGCAGCAGCTTAAAAAACTGATGAGCGAGCCGCTGATTGTTGGCCCTGACGCAACCAATGCAACAGAACAACTGTATGACCTAGTTGGTGATGATGAGTTGTTTGACATTCTATCTGACATTGCTGCCCAAAATCCCAACGCCAATGCTTGGGAAAATCCGGAAGTCATGAACCGTTTGGCCAAACTGGGAGTTGATGTGCCCGGTGGTGATGAGCAGAATCCTGACCAACCAATTGATCCTGCGGCAGCCGACACTCCGCCCGAGGACGCCATGGGAGAGGATCTGGATACGGACGGGGTTATGATGACCCAGGCCAGCAATATGAGCAGCGAAAGCCGGGAAGTTAATTCAGAATTCACCCGCCTGATGGAGTTGCTCAAACACTGAGATGTATCGTACTCATGCAATAGTTTTAACTTACCCTGGGCATTTTTTACTAACCAAGTTAACTATAGATCAACTATATCAAACACAACCCGAGGTCAATCGGATTACAGTTATAGTTGATGATATTAGTAATCTTGCCTGGCAAACATATATCAGTGATTGTGATAGCTTATACGATAATAGGGTTGATCAAATAATCCAACTAAGCCATTATCGAGAATTTAAGCGCCTGCGTAATTATCCCTGGTTACGACAACAAACAGTTAAATTATACCTGGATCGATTGTTCCCTAACGATGAGTTTGTATTTTTTATCGATGGTGATGTTCTCTTGCATAAACATGTACCGCTGGGGATAACTCCGTTTAGTTTTACTGAATACTCTGGAGTTCCGTTGACTGAACGTGACCCCGGCCCTGGGGAGATTACTAGCCAACAAAGTTATTATGTGCAACACCTACTTGGTCGACCACATCTGGGTATCCAGTATCAAGGCCGCAGAGTTTGTGTAAGTAGTCCTCCGTTTAGGGATATATGTTTGACCCAACTTCCTTTATTACGAGCAGAGATATACAATCGATTCAATCAAGACTTAATTGGAATTCATGTTGCTATTGCAACTGATACTAGACACAGCGCAAGCGAATGGGAATTATTAGCCTGGTACCAACAAGAATTTTTACAACAACCGGTTGTATTAGATTATTGGCCAACTTCAAAAGTTGGTGACCCGATCACTTCAACCACACTAGTTTCTACCTGTTGGTGTTCGGATCGAGAAATTGATACCGACTGGTGGGATCAAAATCAGATCGACTGGCAACGGTACTGGCAGCTTTTGCCTGAATCAAAATAATTTACCATTTCTACTTGCAATGCTAAATAAAATCGCATATACTGTACTCAGTACATGCACTTAGGCATTTACTAGGCAACTTAAAGCTAATATAGGCACATGAAAGGAAAACATTATGGCATCTCTAGCTGACATCCGCGCACGTCTTCAATCCGCTGAACAAAACAAAGGCGGTCAATCCCAAGGAGGCGGCGACAACGCAATTTACGCACACTGGAACATGGATGAGGGACAATCGGCAAACGTTCGATTCCTCGCTGATGGTAATCCCAAGAACACATTCTTCTGGGTTGAACGTGCAATGATCAAACTGCCGTTTAACGGCGTCAAAGGTGAAACGGACAATAAGCAGGTCATGGTCCAGGTCCCTTGTGTTGAAATGTACGGTGACTCGTGTCCAATCCTGGCCGAAGTCCGTACCTGGTTCAAGGACAAGAGTCTCGAAGATATGGGTCGTAAGTACTGGAAGAAGCGTAGTTACTTGTTCCAGGGCTTTGTTCGTGAAAATCCTATCTCTGATGACAAGACTCCTGAGAATCCGATTCGACGTTTTATTATCGGACCACAAATCTTTACTGGTATCAAATCCGCGCTGATGGATCCTGAACTGGAAGAATTGCCCACTGACACTATGCGCGGTCTGGACTACCGCATTGCCAAGACTGGCAAGGGTGGCTATGCTGACTACAGCACCAGCAAGTGGGCACGTAAAGAGTCTGCGCT